CGACCCTGCTGACCACATGACAAACTAATGTCAGATGGTTCGTTTCTCACACAAATGCATACCTCTAACCTCAAACTTGAGGGAGCCGAAATGCAAAGTTGCGTATAGCGTTGAAGACCCCGACGATTCTGTCCATTGGGACAGCATCCTCAGGGCTTTAGTGCGTGCGGTCCGAGAGGGGACTCCTGAAAAGGAGACCATCTCTTGGACCTACGATCATGAGTCCCTCTGGAGTCCACGTCTAGTGGACTCTAGAGGGTTCAGAGTGAATCAGTTCAAGTGTAGCCAGGAGACCTTTGTTTGTCTCCTGGCCACACGAACCTACTGGTACAAGCGCCTACCGGTTGCTGGAAGACGGAGGGTAAGAAAACTCTGTCTTGACAACTCCGGAAGGCTGCATCTCCGCGATATCATGAACACTGTCGATGGTGTTCTGATGTCACTGATCTTTTCATTTCCCGAGATGTTCCTTAAGGAGGGCTATGCCCTTTCAGACAGGATCACCTCGAGTGTGATGATGAATTGCTTCCACAATTACTCGAGATTTCAAAAGAATCTCAAGAAAGTGCGGAAAGACGTGAAGAAAGCGATGCTGTCGAAAACCACTGTGGTGATTGACGATAGCTACCGCGATATGTCATGGGTGGTGAGGCCTCTTCAATGCTTTAATGCAATGGCGAAGTCCTCCTCCAAAGAAAAGATGTTTAGAACTGCTATGTTCGTCCAGACCAGGGCTACTGGTCTGGCCGGCAAAGAGCAAGTCAACGAATCAATTGAGTCTTTCTTGTCTGCGGCTACGCAGAAAAGAGAGTTCAATACTAATCCATTATTGGAAAAGTGCATCGATGAAGTGATTGACGAGTTACTCGCCAAACCCTTCCTCGGCACTAATCCCGAATTCAAAATGTCAATGAGCACCTCTGCATGCAGAGAGAGCTCGCGGGCAAACGAAGGAAAGTTCGGATACCTGAAGACCCTTGTTCGTGATGCGGAGGTAGTAATACCACCGCTGAAAGAAGGGATTCCGGGTACTCTGGGCGGTTGGCTATGGCCCGAGGCAGCTGAAAAGCTGCTCTCGGGCGATAGCTCTGTCATGGAAGTGAACGTCGCGGCCGTCCGTGAAAACGGTAAGGCACGTGTCGTCACATCAGGAAGCTTTTGGAAGGACGTGGCTCTACAACCGTTTAGCCACATCACACTCCATTTGATTAAGCAATTAGATAATCTCAGATCCGGACTCAAGGCATCTCGCCTTGGGTGGCGGTTCATTGAGAAAATCGTTCGACAACCAAATGATCGTGGAGGGGTGAACTGGATTTTTGATTCAAAGAAACCAGTGTACCTCTACACGTCAGATTGGGCGAAAGCAACGGACGCCCCCACACCAGAAATGGGGTGGAGGGTGACCGGGCGCCTTCTTGAGAAAGCCGGACTCGATGAAAGATCACTTGAGGTTATCAAGAGATACTGGCTCGGTCCGAAGAAATTGATGCTGAGAGGAAAGTGCGTCGGAACTCTGGTTAACGGAATTCCGATGGGCGATCCCCTCACGAAAACAAACTTGTCGCTCGCGCACCCTATCGCAGATAGGTATGCACGGTACATGCTCGGTTGCCTTTCTCATGAGGAAGGAAACGGAGATGACACGGCGGCTATCAGTGACGACATCCTTTACGGGAAGTATCACCTTGAAGCAGCAGTAGCACTTGGATATGAAGCGTCCCCCCAGGACGACGTCACGACGACGGACTGGGGCACATACGCTGAGGAATGGTTCCATCTCCCGACTTCGAACATTAACAGTACGAAGTGGGGAAATCGGTTCAAAAATTCATTACTTCTGCCGTACCTGGACACCCCCAAGATTCGGGTGTGTATAGGTACGCAGAAAGATCGGATTGACTTCTCGTCTGATCCAACAGGGAAAGTTACACTGTTGGGTCACGACCAGGAGTACTTCAAGCATTCTGATCCTGGACCACATCACACAATCTATTCGATTGCGTCTGCGTTCCAGGACATTTGTCTATCAACGATCGACGACCACCGGCCTCTGTTTTTACCGAGGCAGGTGAATGGGGTGGGTAAACCCCCACCACAATGGTCCGTCGAATCATGGCTGAACATTTTGTCACGATGTAGAACTTGGCATGCCAAGTACTACGTCGCGGCTATGAAAGAATTCTGCGAGGGAACTCGAGGTGTCACGGGCTACCGTGGCACCCTAAAAGAGTCAAACCACTTCTCTACCGAGACGATGGTCGAAATCTTCGAAATCCCCCTTGATGATCCAATCAGGAGACTGATCGTTGTGCCCGCTGAAGAGCACACCGAATGGCCTCCTGGTGTTTTGCAAAAGCTCGTAACCTTGGGCTACTTGGTACCTGAGTCCAAGTTGGCCAAGTATTACTTGTTCCAAGAAAGGCTGGAAAACCTTGAACAGGACACAAAACGTGACCTATTCGAGGTGATCAAAGCCAAAATGATTTCTCTACCTGACGTCTCTTCTGTTGAAGAAAACAGAAAAGTTGTCAAGAGATTCGTGAAGGAGTTTAGAGACTACCCCTTCTTGCTGCGAGGCAAGAGGGAGGAGAATCTTTACGCTGCGGCAGCAATCGACGGGCTAGAAAAGGGGAACCCACTTACAGTTCCTCATTCCTTCCCGCTGATCGCGAAATTCTGCAAAAGAATCAGACCGTCCACCCCTTACGAGGAGGACGGGTTGATACTTTATCAATGGTTCATGGGTGCGTTCAAAGCCAAGCTGAAAGGCTGGGAAGTGGACGCTCCACCTACAGATATACTCGAAGACGACCCCGTGATGATCCAAAAGATCAACGCTGGGGGCGCCGACGTATTTTTACTTGTGACGGATGACGTGAAATTGTACAGATTAGCTCTGAACAAATTTCCCGACACCTGGATTTTCCGAGTCTCCCCTCTTGAGTATCTTCAGTCAAATACATGGCTGATCAAACAGAAGGGAGGAGACGCTGACTACGATGAGGAATTGACTGAACTCTTTCAACAAGAGTTCAAGAAAACAAACTTTACCGTCGAAGCCTTGATTGATCAAGGCTCGGTGGAAAGCTACCTCAATAAGTATTTCGAGGCGGAAGGGGGCATCTATTGGCAAACAATAGGCATCCCCTGGCGCAAATCTATTAAGCGTTCGAACATGGAGAGGAAACCTAGACACGGTTTCATCAACGCGCCCGAACTGAAGTCTTTCGAAGAGCTGAGGTGGCCACTATCCTTTATGGGTAGAGACACACATCTTCTCTTCAAAAATTCATTGAAATGATCCACTTGACCCCCTTTATCGAAACAAAGGTAAGGGAAGCGGACAAGTCGGGTCGAACTCACATGACCTGCGAACGGCTTAGGGCGAACTTTCGCTCAAGCCCGCCGTACGGTTATCGGCTCTCGTGAGTTTTCGCGCACCCTATCGCAGATAGGTATGCACG